AGTAAGAACGGACAGACGGCATACGACATGTTCACCTGCGACATGCACTACGTTCTTGTCGGCGGGGAGATAGAGATGAGCGAACCGAACCTGATCGGGGAAATACCGATTGTAGAGTACGTCAACAACAGCTTCAGGATTGGCGGTTTTGAGCCTGTCATCGACCTGCTCAATGATGCCAATGCCCTGGAATCGAACCGTATAGAAGCCGCAGAGCAGAACGTTCAGGCCCTTACGTGGTTCAACGATGTTGACCTGGACGATGAAGCCCTGGAGGAGCTTAAGGCAAATCCAAGCGCGTTCATCTTCACCCGTACGCTCAAAGGGCAGACCGCGCCCAACATTAAGACCATCCTGACTGACCTGCAGCAGCAGGATCAGCAAGTGCTCCAGAACGACCTGTACAAGAAGATTCTGACCATCGTAGGAATGCCGTCCATGTCTGACGGCAACTCCAATGACAGTTCGAACAATGGATCTACGATTGTCAGAAATGGGTGGCAGCATGCGGAAGCAAGGGCCAAGGATACCGCAATCCTGTGGGAGAGAAGCGACAAGGTCTTCCTCAAGATTGCCCTCAAGATCTGTGAGGACATGGGACAGGGATGTGGGATCAGCGAGGCCGACATTATAGGCAAATTCACGAGACGGAACTACGAGGACATCATGACAAAGGCCACTGTCCTGAACACCCTCCTGTCTAACGACAAGGTTCATCCTGAGTTTGCGTACATGGCATCCGGGCTGGCATCCGATCCAGAGGAAGCATGCAACATGGGTCTTGAGTGGTTTAAGGAGCATAAGGATGATCGAAATAGAGCAGTTTCCGGAAGTTCTACAGCGGATCAACGAAGAACTAACCGCTGGCAATCCGGTGGAACTGAAAATCGAGAAGGACTATCTGACACTGATACGTCTGGGACGTAAGGTGAGGATAAGGGAACCCATCGTCAGAGAAGACGTTAATCGCAGATCAGAGAAGATTTAAATCGCAGGAGGAACGAGAATGAAAATCGATACGAGTTTGATTGAAGGTTTCGACACCATGACCCCGGAACAGAGGGTTGAAGCATTGCAGAATTTTGACCTCGACCCCACGAAAGCCGGGTTCAGGACACAGGCAGACTTCGACCGTGTTTCTAGCGAATCCGCTGAAAGAAAGCGGAGGATCAAGGAACTGGAACAGGCGGGAGACAACACTGACCTTACAAAGAGACTGGAAGAGCTTGAAGCGGCGAATAAGGCTTTGGTACGGGAAAACCTTATCGCGTCCAACGCATCCAGGTTCACGGCAATGGGGTACAGTGCCGACCTCGCACAGGAAGCAGCCGTGGCGAGTGCCGATGGCGATCAGACGAAGCTGTTTGAGATTCAGGCGAAGTTCCTTGAAGCGCATGATAAAGCGCTCAAAGCACAGGCCCTTAAAGACATGAAAGGATTGCAGCACGGTGGTGACAATCCGAAGACTGAGGACGCAGACCTTGAGCTTGCCAAGAAGTTTGGCAAGATGACCGCTGATGCCAACAAGGCTGCTTCCGATGTACTGAGCCATTACATCAAATGAGAGGTGAAGCAACATGAAATTCGTAAACACTAGCTACACAGGTACTGTTGAGTTTCTCGCTGCTGATGACTTTACCGCGATTCCCGCGCATATCACGGAAACCGCCGCAGTCAAGGCAGGAACTCCTATCGATGCTGACGGTGCGAAGATCGCTTCTGGAGCGACTGGCGCTGTAGGCATCCTGCTGTATGACGTTGATCCTACAGCCAATCCGAACTGCGCACTGCTCGTGCAGGGTGTGGTTGACCTGACCAAGATGAATGCCCATTCCGGTCTGGCACTCACTGCCGCTGCACTGAAGACTGTTCTTCCTGGCATCGTCTGCCGTGAGAACATCGGCGTGAATGAATAAGAGGAGGTGTGAGGAATGAACATTTTTGAACTGTTTACTGCACGGGCCGTTGCCGCAAACTGGACGGAGGCCCAGTCCAACAGAATTCCCTATCTCGGAGAAGCATTCTTCCCCGCTGATAAGAAAGCGGGTCTTGACCTGGCCTGGATCAAGGGCAACAAGGGTCTTCCGGTATCTCTGATGCCCTCTGCGTTTGACGCCAAGGCTACCTTCCGTGACCGTCCCGGCATGGCCAAGACGGAGACGGAAATGCCGTTCTTCCGTGAGGGCTACAAACTGAAAGAAAAAGACCGTCAGGATCTCCTGCGCGTCATGGAATCTTCTGATCCCTACGCACAGCAGGTCATTGCCCGTGTCTTCAACGACACTCAGGACTTGATTGAGGGTGCGGCTGTTGTCCGTGAGCGGATGCGTATGGCTCTGCTGTTCCCTGCGAACGGCAATGCCGTGATTTCCTTCAAGGCCAATGGTGTGGATTACACCTACAACTATGACCCGGATGGAAGCTGGAAAGCGACCAACTATACGGAGATTACGACCCCTACCAAGAAATGGAATGTGGCTACGGCTGATCCGTTTGAGGACATTGACGCTGTTCAGAACACGATCAATACCGCTACAGGTGCAAACCTCAATGTACTGATTATGAACAGCTCTACCTTCAACAAGCTGGCGAAGATCACCGCTGTTAAGGATCGTTTCCTGACCGTCAACGGCAAGGCCATCGGCTATGTCACTCCTGATGACGTACGGGCTGTTCTCAGCGCTCTGCTTAACGTTCAGATCGTTGTCTACAACAAGCAGTACAAGGATGAGAGCGGCGTAGCTCATGCATTCGTGCCTGACGGATATGTCGCTCTGCTTCCGGCTGGCCCGATTGGCAAGACCTGGTTTGGCACGACCCCCGAAGAGGCTGACCTCCTCAACGGTGACCATGACGTGTCTATCGTTGATAAGGGTGTTGCCATCCTGCGTACTGTTCATGAGCATCCGGTCGGGTTGAACGTGTTCGCCTCTGAGATCGTTCTGCCGTCCTATGAGCGCATGAACGAAGTTGCCCTTCTGAAAGTCTATTGATGACTACCATCATCACTGACCACATTATCACTTTAAATGGTGAGTTCCTGCCCGCAGGAACTCACCAGATTGACGATAAGGACGTAGAGGCGATACGTCCCTATTGCAAAGTGGTAGAAGCCCCGAAGAAAAAGAGGGCTGCCAAAGAAGCAGTCGATCCGCTCGACTGATCAGAGAAGAGGTGAAGTGACAGTGAACGAAGTCGAAATGATTGACCGGATGCGGGAAATCATCGGGCCGGATGACCTGGTTGGAGTGACAGACGAACTGTTGCTTTACTATATCGACCAGGCTGCTGAACGCATACTGAACCGAAGATACCCATTCCGGCGTCCTGCCTGTGCGAAGGTTGAACCTCAGTACAAGGAGTTGCAGCTTGAGGCCGCCGTCATCTTGTTCAACAAGAGAGGGATTGAAGCCGAAAGTCTGCATTCGGAAAACGGTGTCTCCCGTTCTTATGGCGGGGAGCAGGATCTCCCGATTTGGCTCATGGCTCAGATCACCCCGAAAGGGATGGTGGTATGAGGGGCATGTTCCGAAACAAGCGTACCATCTGGTACGCAAATTACGTAGGACAAACGGAAGATCCCGAAACAGGGTTGAATCATACGGGCCGATATCTGTACGAATACACGAAACCGAAGATGCTGAGAGTGAATAAGTCTACGACAAGCGGACTGACGAACAACAATATCTCCGGCAAGGTAAAGCGTCATCCCTACGGTGGAGAACTGGACTATAACGTTACGATCAACCCTCTTCCTCCTTCCTGTGACATTTCGGAAGGATCGGTTCTATGGGTGGACACCCAGCCTGTCATCAAAGAAGACGGGTACACGGATACACCCTACGACCATGTTGTCACCCGTATCAGCTATTCATTGGGTTGGAGAGCAATGCAAGCCGTCAAGGTGGACAGAGCCTCCGGGCCTATTGACATCAACGAAGACCCGTTAGGGGATGAAGACGATGAAAATCAAGGTTGACCTGTTCGACCCTGCATCTGTCGATAAGGCTATTTCAGACTTGGAAGAGTACGCCATGCTCATGGAGGCTGCTTGCTCTGTTGTGGTTTCGGAGCTTGCGGATTTAGGTGCACAGACTGCTCAGCAGGTCTTCGATTCCGCTCAAGTGGCGCAGGATACAAGAGATATCGCTGTGGTCGCACAGAAGAAAGGTTTGAAGAGTGCTGAAGTCGTAGCCATGGGACAGGGCGTAGGCTTTATCGAATTCGGTGCCGGCGTTGGAATGGGACAAGGGCCGACCCTTGAGAGGCCTCCCGGATGGGGGCTTGGCGAGTACGGGCAGGGCAAAGGCGCGAACCCTCCGTGGGTTTACAAGGGCAGTGAAATGCCCTGGAATCCTCCTGGGACAACACAGTTGACACGAAAGAACAAAGACGGAACGAGATCTGCCCGTGAGGGCTACGTCATGACCCACGGCAACCCTCCCGCACATGGGATGCTGGATGCCCTGGAAGACATGTACGATGCAGCCCCTGCACTGATGCGAAAGGAGTTGGGTAAGCTGTGATAGATGCCGAACCTGCAATCTATAACGAACTGATTACCAGGCTTCATGCGAAGTACAAGTGGGCTAAGTCGGGAAAGGTCGGTTTTTCGAATGAGTGGGTGCGTCAGCCGGAGAAGTTTCCTTGGGTGACTTTCACTGAAGAAGATAACCGAACCGAAATCAAATTTCACGATTCAGGCAGCGAGGAGAATGCAGTCAGACTGACATATCAATGCGATGTCTGGACAAACGATAACACGACCCGAAAGAAGACAGCACGAACCATTATGAAAGCTGTCGATGACGAATTGCTTGCAATGGGTTTCCGGCGTACGTATCTGAACAACGATGCGGAGTCCGGTGACGCAAGCATATACCGATGCATCGGAAGGTATTCTGCCATCGTAGACGAGGACGAAAACACCTTCTGGATTCATCATAGACCATAAAAGAAAGGAATGATGAACATGGCTGTAAAGGGCATTTCTACTTATAAGACATACCTTATGGTCGGTTCTGGCGATCAGACTGTCACATATGCCAAACTGGTTGACATCGTGTC